ATGGTAAAACAGATATATTAGTATTTAGATATAATGGATCTGTGTGGCAAGAAGTAGGTAGAACATTAAATTTAAGTGAAAGTTAGGATATAATATGTATGCAATAATAAAAGATGGATCAATCTCAAGATATATAAATCAGCCTAAAGCAGTGACTATAGGAGATGTTCAATACCCAGCTAATATATTTTCTGTATGGACTGCAAGTGAATTAGCAGCTATTGGAATTATAGCAGTAACTTTTAACGATAGTAATAAAAAAAATGAACAATGGTATATAAATACTAATCAAACTTTTACTTATGATGCATCTGCTGGAACAGTTACTGCAGCTTATGGAACAGCTACAGCTAAAGCACACGCAGATACTTTATGGACATCACAAGATAAAACAGATGGTAAAATACCAGAAGGTGAAGATGTTGGTGATGTTGCAGTTGAAGGATTAAAAACAAAATTAATTAGAACAATTAAACAACAAGCTGCAGGAATATTACAAGATACAGATTGGTATATAGTTAGAAAAGCAGACGCAGGTACAGCAGTGCCATCAGCTATTACAACTCATAGAGCAGCAGTAAGAACTAAAGCAGCAGAGATGGAAACAGCCATTACAAATGCAAGTGATACTCCAGCTCTTGAGACTTTATACACATACACAGAACAAGAGGATGGCTCAAGTGTTAGACCATTAGGTGAGCTTCCAGAACTGGAGTCTTAATGCCATTAATTATTCCATCTAATACTATAACAGGTGGCTATGAGGTAGCCAATTCTTGTAGATTTGATAATGCCAGCAGTGATTATTTAAATAGAACTCAAGGTGGAGCAGGTAACAGACAAACATGGACTTTTAGCACATGGATTAAAATTTGTAAAAGACAAGGCGATAGAGGAATATTTAGTTATTATGATGATGATAATAATTTTGGAAAAATAGGATTACAAGGAGACTTTAATCAACTTGTGGTAAATAGTAGAACAAGTGGAACTTATCATAGTTTATTGACAACAACCGCCTATTTAAGAGATTTTAACGGTTGGTATAATATAATTGTAGCAGCGGACACTACACAATCAACTGCAGCAAATAGAATAAAAATATATATAAATGGAATTTTACAAACAGTTTCAGGCACACTTCCTTCACAAAATCATAATTTAGAATTTAACACAACAGATGCAAATTACATATCTAATTGGAATGGGTCAAGTCAAGAACTTGATGGTTATTTAGCAGAAACAGTATTTATAGATGGCTCACAACTAGATCAAACGTCATTTGGAGAATTTGATGAAGATAGTCCGACAATATGGAAACCTATAGATGTATCAGGTTTAACCTTTGGTACATACGGATTTTACTTAGACTATGAGGATAGTTCAGCTTTAGGAAACGATAAAGCTGGTTCTAATAATTTTTCAGTTAATAACCTTACAGCAGTAGATCAATCTATTGATACTTGCACTAACAATTTTGCAGTTATTAACCGTTTAACTCCTGCAACTGCAACTATAACTGAAGGAAATTTAAAATTTGCAAATTCAGAAACAAATCACAAAGGAGTTGTAGGAACATTTGGAGCATCTTCTGGTAAATGGTATTGTGAAATAAAAACTACTGATGTTAGTGATTCTACTCATGTTGGAATAATTGATATAGAACAACAGTCAGATACACCTGGAAATACTACAGGTTATTCAAGTAGAGGTTATTCATTATCACATGAAAGAGATGTCTATAATAATAATGGTATTATAAGTGGTTATACTGATTGGACTGGCACTTATGGTGATGGAGATATATTAGGTATTGCTATGGATTTAGATAATGATAAATTATATTTTTCTAAAGGTGGTCAATGGTCAGCTGGTGATGGTACTTGGGGTAGCACAACTTTTAATGCATCGACAGGAGCTATACCGATTACTGCTGGTTATACTTATACTTTTGGTGCTAGTGTTTATAATGGAAATAGTGAATTTAATTTTGGCTCTGCAGCATTTTCAATCTCATCAGGTAATGCAGATTCAAGGGGTCATGGAAATTTTGAATATGCGGTTCCCAGCGGATTTTTTGCCCTTTGTACCAAGAACCTAGCGGAGTTTGGATAATGGCTTATACAACTATAGATAATCCACAAGATCATTTTAATACTGTTCTTTATGTAGGTGCATCTGATTCAGCACCATCGTCAATAACGGGAGTCGGATTTAAACCCGATTGGGTCTGGTTGAAAAATAGACCAGATTCTACTAACCACAATCTTTATGATGTTGTAAGGGGTGGTGATGGAACAAGTCATTATTTTTTAAAATCAAATACAACTGCTGCTCAAGGAACAAACACATCTTCTTTATTAACACTAGATAATGATGGATTTACTTTAGGAGATGGTAATGAAACAAACGGACAGGGTGATAATATAGTTTCATGGAGTTGGAAGGGTGGTGGTTCTGCATCGTCAAACTCTAATGGAAGTATTACAAGTTCAGTTAGTGCTAACGCTACCGCTGGATTTAGCATTGTAGGATGGACTGGAAATGGATCAGATGCAACAATAGGGCACGGTTTATCTTCAGCTCCTCAAATGTATGTAGTAAAAAATAGAGCGGACGCTACTGACTGGAGAGTTGGACAAACTGTTGCTGGTAACATTATGACAGGAGGAAATGGTTATTACATGGAATGGAATGATGATAAACCTAGCACAAACCCTGGCAGTGCAACCACATGGGGTTCAACACCAACAGCACCCACATCAACTGTGTTCACAGTCGGCAGTAATAATGCTCACAATGGTTCAAGTGATGCTATGGTAGCTTATTGTTTTCATAGTGTTAAGGGGTATCAAAAAATCGGCGTTTACACAGGGAATGGAGCGGTGGATGGTCCATTTATTTACACCGGCTTCCGGCCTGCATTCGTTTTTACGAAGAGAGTTGATAGCACTAGTTCTTGGGGTATGCTTGATAATAGAAGACCAGGCACTAATCTTACTAAATTATATATACTTACAGATCGTACCCAAGCTGAAGCAGATGATGGTAGTTGGGGTATGGATTTATTAAGTAATGGTTGGAAAGCAAGATACAATAATGGTAATTTTAATGCTTCTGGTGGAACATACCTTTACTGGGCAATAGCAGAGGCCCCGATAGTAAATTCTAAAGGAGTGCCTGCAACGGCAAGATAATTATGTTACAAAAAGTAAAATTTGCACCAGGATTTAATAAACAAGTTACCTCAACAGGTGGTGAAAGCCAATGGGTTAATGGTGACAATGTTCGTTTTAGATATGGTACACCTGAAAAAATAGGTGGTTGGTCACAATTAGGATCTGTTCAGATAACAGGCAGAGCTACAGCTATACATCACTTTGTAAATACATCAGGTATTAAGTATGCAGTGTTAGGAACAAACAGAATTTTATATGCATATTCTGGTGGTATATTTTATGACATACACCCCATTAAATCTACAACAACTTTAACAAGTGCATTTTCTACAACTAATGGATCAAATGCTGTAACTTTAACTTTTGCATCTGCACATAATATAAACAAGTTTGATATTATATTATTAGATAATTTTACATCTATTACTAACTCTGATTTTGTATCTGGCGATTTTACAGATAAAAAATTTATGGTAACTTCAATACCAACAGATACAACTCTTACAATACAAATGGAATCTAATGAATCTGGATCAGGTGCTACGACATCAGGTGGTATTAGAGTTCAACATTATTATCCTGTTGGACCTGCAGTTGAGGTTGCTTCTACAGGTTGGGGCCTTGGATCATGGGGCGGGCAACAAACAGGTCAATTTACATCTACACTATCTTCATCAATAAATACAAGTGTAACATCATTAAGTATGGCAAGCTCAACATCCTTTCCATCATCAGGGACTGTTATTATTGGATCAGAATTAATTACTTATACAGGTAATAGTGGAGGCACACTAACTGGATTAACAAGAGGTGCAAATGGTACAACAGCTGCATCTCATTCATCAGGTGCAACAGTTACTGATGCATCAAACTTTTTTGCATGGAATGCTGCAGCATCAGGAGATATCGTTACAGCACCAGGACTTTGGTCACTAGATAATTTTGGTAATAAATTAATTGCAACTATTAACGGTGGTGAAAGTTTTGAGTGGAACTCTAATCCTATCGGTGCAAACAATACAAGAGCAACTATTATAACAAGCGCACCAACTGCATCTGCATTTACACTTACGTCTACTCCTGACAGACACTTAATATTTTTTGGAACAGAAACAACCATTGGGACTAAATCTACACAAGACCCTATGTTTGTAAGATTCTCTTCTCAAGAAGACATTAATACTTATGCACCAAGTGCAACAAACACTGCAGGTACACAAAGACTTGCAGATGGATCTAAAATTGTTGGAGCTATCAGAGGTAGAGATGCAATTTATGTTTGGACTGATACAGCATTATTTACCATGAGATTTGTTGGTCCACCATTTACATTCTCATTCCAACAAGTTGGTACAAACTGTGGATTGATTGGACAAAACGCAGCTGTTGAGGTTGATGGTACTGCATACTGGATGTCAGAGAATGGTTTCTTTAGATACACAGGTAGACTAGAATCATTACCATGTTTAGTTGAGGATCATGTTTTCGATGATATTAATACAATACCAAAACAACATATCAATGCAGGTTTAAATAACTTGTTTGGTGAGGTTATTTGGTTTTATCCAAACTCT